CACAACGACTTCAACAACAAGGATCAAGAAAAGGTGCGGCTTATTTTTGAGCTGCCCACGGAGCGCGTGCAGGTAGACGGTGAGGACAAGCCCCGCTGGCTTAGCAAGCCCTACACCGCCTCCCTCCATGAGAAGTCCACCCTGCGCCATGATCTGGACGCCTGGCGCGGTAAGCCCTTTACCCAAGAAGAGCTGGCCGGGTTCAATCTGGCGAATGTAATCAACGCCCCCTGTTTACTTACCGTGGTCAACCAGGAGGGCAAGAATGGCGGTACTTATGCGAAGATCGCCGGTATTTCCAAGCCTATGAAGGGAATGGAGGTTCCGCCCCTTGAAAACGAGACGATTCAGTTTGACATGGATGCAGAGGACGCCGAAGAGACACTGAAAAAGCTTCCAACCTGGATGCAGGAGGAAATCCAGAAGTCCGTGACCTGGAAGGCGAGGACGTCCGGCCCTTTTGAAGATGCCGACGAGGACGGCGAGCTCCCGTTTTAAGTGGGGTGTACCATTGTGAAGCGGGATCAGTTTACCTTCTACCGCAGTTATTACGAAGCGTTGAAGGCGCTGCCAAAGCGGGACCAGACTTCCGTCCTCATGTCGGTCATCGGGTATGCGCTGGATGAGGAGACACCTTCCCTTTCCGGCGTCCCCCTTTCTGTTTTCACTTTGATAAAGCCCACTCTGGACAGTGGTCGGAACAAAGCGAGAAGCCGAATGAAAAAAGGCGGAACAAGCGAGGAACAAATCGGAACAAACGAAAAACAAAATGGAACAAACGTGGAACAATCCATCAAGGAGGGGGAGATAGAGAAGGAGAGAGAGGAAGAGGGAGAGGAAGAGGGAGAGAACGATAGTTCTCTTCCCCCTACCCCCCTCTCCAGGGGGAAATCAAAACGGTTTTCTCCTCCAAGCGTGGAAGAAGTCCGCGCCTATTGCCAGGAACGGGGGAACGGCATAGACCCGGAGGCCTTTGTGGACTTCTACGCAGCGCGGGGGTGGAAATACGGCGCAGGGCGGCCCGTTGTAGACTGGAAAGCCGCCGTGCGAACCTGGGAAGCCCGCCGAAGGGCGGAGCAGCCAGCCACTACGGAGACATACCGCCCCAGGGCCTATCACCTGGAGCGGGACGAGGATGGACAGGAGGTTGTAGTCTATGACGATTGACGCACTGGAGGCGGAGAGCGCGGTATGCGGCTCTATCCTGCTGGACGACGCCTGCCTGCCCGAGGTGATGGAGTACCTGACAGAGGCGGATTTCGTGCTGGAGGCGAACCGGGCTATTTTCCGGGCGGCGGTTGAGCTTTACCGGCGTGAGGAGCCGGTAGACCCTGTGAGCATCCGGGCGGAGGCCAGGGGCGCAGTCAGCGATGCATACATGCTGGAGCTGATGCAGGCCACCAACACGGCGGCCAACGCCGGGATTTACGCGGAAGAGACCCGGCGGGCGTCCATGCGGCGGAGCCTGGTAGCCCTCGGCCAGGAGCTGGAGCAGCGTGCGTCTACCCTGGAGGACACCCCCAGGGAGCTGATTTCCGCCGCACAGCGAGAGCTGGAGGCCATTGAGGCTCAGGACACCGCAAGGGAGCTGGCTACCTCCGGGGATACTTTGCTGGCCTATTACCGGCACCGGGAGCGGGTGGATGCCGGTGCCGGCGGCTACGTCCCTACGGGCTACCGGAGCTTAGACCGATTGCTGGGCGGCGGCCTGCTGAACAGCGGATTTTACATTCTGGCCGCCCGGCCCGGCATGGGCAAGACCACCTTCGGGCTGGCCGTGGCGGATCAGGTGGCCCAGCAGCGGGGGCCAGTGCTCTTCGTCTCCCTGGAAATGGATGAGGAGCAGTTGGCCGCCAAACGGCTGTCGCGGGCCGCCGGGATTTCCTATGACGCCCTCATGATGGGCAATCTTGGGGACGAAGAGCGAGCCCGTGCGGCGGAGTGGAGTTCGAAGGTGTCCCAGATACCTGTCTACACAAACCGCAAGCCCCGCGCCACCGTGGACGATATCGCCAACATGGCCCGGAAGGTTAAGGGGCTCAAGCTGCTAGTGGTGGACTATTTCGGGCTGATCCGGACAGAGGAGCGGGCTAAAAACCGCTATGAGGCTATGACCGAGGTGTCGGGGCAGCTCAAGGCGTTGGCACGGAAGCTCAAAGTCCCGCTGCTCTGCCTGGCGCAGATCAACCGGGAGAATGCACAGCGGCAGGACAAGCGGCCCCAGCTCTCCGACCTGCGGGACACCGGGGCACTGGAGCAGGATGCGGACGGTGTAATCTTTTTGCATTGCAATAGTTATTACAACCAGGAACGGCCCGACCCGTGGGAGCCTGACTATATGCAAATTATTTTGGCGAAAAACAGGCACGCCAGTACCGGAACGTGCGACGCGGCGTTCTATCGGGCGGTGGGGCGGATTATACCAGCGAGGTGATATCAGAGTGACAGACGAAAAGGCGGCGGATGTTTTGTCCGCCCTGAGAGACAAGCATCGCGCCATTATGGAGACCTGGTCTGACCTGGCCCATGATCACGGCGAGATCGTAAAAGCCCTGGACCGGGCACTGGAGGCGCTTGGACATGGGAACAATCAGATTTAACATACCATACCCGCCCACGAAGAAGGGCAAGTCGGCCTTCTGCCGCCGGTTTGGGCTGAACGCCTACTACTCCGGCAAGCACTGGGCGCAGCGGAAGAAGGACGCTGACGAGCTCCACGCGCTGACTCTGGCCGCGCTGAAACAGGCCCGAGTGCGGCGCGGGATGGTACGGGGGCCGGTCTCCATCACTTTTGCATGGGACGACGGGCTGGACATTGACAACCACGCTGCCATCGCCAAAGCCGTGGTGGACGCGCTCAAGGGATACCTGCTGCCGGACGACGATCACCGCTGGTACAGGCAGGTTATACATAGGCTTTGGGACGGGGGATGTATTCGGGTGGAGGTGCAGGAGCTGTGATAACCGCAGACCCCTACGGCATCAGCGGAGCGGTGGCACCCTGGCGCAGCCTGGACGCGATGGAGCCGATTGCGGAGCGCAGGATTACGGAGCGGGATACGGAGGAGGCCGAACTCTGTGGGCGGTGCCCGCTGCCGGACTGCAACCCGAAAAGAGTTGGCTGCCTCCTACATACCAGGGCGAAAAGGCCAAAACCGTCCCGTGATTTGCTGGAGCGCATGGCGCTGGACGGGTATGGGCCGGAGACGATAGCCCAGGCCACCGGATACTCCATATCAACCACCGCGATGTACATGAAAGATTTTTTTAAGGCTGGGCCATGTGAACGATGCTCGTCCAAGAGCATTTGTGATGCGGCCGGCGGGACGTGCAGCAGAAAAGAGCGCTGGAAAGCAGCCAAGGAGGTGCCAAACGGTGGACGATAAGACGCGCGCCCTGCTGGGTGATCACGAGGCGGCTAAGCTATGAGGGTGTTGGTGGCCTGTGAGGAGTCGCAGGAAGTCTGCAAAGCGTTCCGGGCGCTGGGGCATGAGGCGTACAGCTGCGACATTGAGCCGTGCAGCGGGGGGCATCCGGAGTGGCATCTGAGATGTGACGCGCTGGAGTTGCTGAAAATACAGTGGGATATGATTCTGGCGTTTCCACCCTGTACATACTTGTCAAACGCTGGTGCTAAGCACCTGTTTCGCGGCGGCATCCTCAATCAGGAGCGATACCAGAAAGGTTTGGAGGCAAAGGAGTTTTTTCTGAAATTTCTGGACGCGGACTGCCCGAAAATCTGTGTTGAAAATCCAGTATCAAGCAGAATTTATGAAATGCCGCCGCACAGCCAGGAGGTGCAGCCCTGGATGTTCGGGCATCCAGTACAGAAAAAGACCCGTCTGTGGCTGAAGGGTCTGCCGCCATTGGAACCGACAGACATCGTAGACCCGGAGTGCGGCTGCCATGAGGCCGGTACGTGGTTTATGCGAGGCGGGAAAGACCGTCAGAAAAACAGAGCCAAGACGTTTCCTGGATTGGCAAAGGCGATGGCCGAACAATGGGGAGGTATCTGTGGTGGATGATATCAAATTAGCCCTGCTTGGCAATAAAGAGGCAGCCAAGCGGCTGACGGAGGCGGGGGTGCTGGTTCCGTGCCCGTTCTGCGGGGGAGAAGCGGAAGTTGTAGCATATGGCCCAAGATTATTGCGCCCATCAAGGAACCATGTTTATAGCGTTTCTTGCAACGAATGTGAAATGATGTTCGGATGGGATGTTGACTATGGAGGGCGATATGACACTGAGTATGAGGTTATGCTCGCCTGGAACACCCGCGCGCCGATTCTGAGCGCGGAGGAATTGCAGAGATTGGAGGTCAAGCCATGACGCGGGAAGAAGCGATTGAGTGCCTGAAAACTATACAGCGGTGGACTCCGGACTGGGATGACCGGGAAGATGGGCTGTCTTATTGGGATGCTATTGATATGGCCCTCTCCGCCCTCCGCCCCGTCAGCCGGGAGCAGGTGG